TGTGGAATCGTCTATGGCAGAACGCTGTTGAATCAGGTGATCCAGGTATTTTTAACCTGTCTCTGACCAACAGACACACTAACATGAGTTACTTCCTCAAGATGAATCAAACCAATCCATGCGGTGAGATTCCACTTGAGAGCTATGCTAACTGCTGCCTAGGTCATATCAACCTAGCCAATATGTTAACGCCAGATCTCAAGGATGTAGATTGGAAGAGACTTGCTAAGACGGTCAGAGCGGGAATCAGATTCCTTGATGACGTTCTAACGGTCAACCACTACCCAATTCCTGAGTGCAAGACTGCTGGTGAGAGATCAAGAAGAATTGGTCTCGGCACCCTAGGTCTCCACCATATGCTAATCAAGCTAGGAATCAAGTATGGATCAGACAAGTGCCTAGAATTCCTAGAGAGACTATACGCTACGATGAGGGACGAGGCTTACCTAACCTCAATGTATACTGCCAAGGAGAAGGGCTCATTCCCAGAGTTCGATTCCAAGAAGTATCTATCAGAGGAGTTTGCCAGAACTCTACCAGCTAGAATCCGAATGCTTATCAAGCAGAACGGAGTTAGAAATGCTGTAATGTTGACCGCTGCTCCAACGGGCACGATCTCCATGGTACACGGAACTTCAACTGGTATCGAGCCTATCTTCGCTCCAATGTACAAGCGTCGTTACCGTGAGGGTAACACCTGGAGAGAGACGGTTGTTCTAGATCCACTATTTAAGGAAGCTCTAGAGCAGGGTAGCGATGCCTCACATATCGTAGGATCATACGATATTACTCCTGAGCAACACATGGCTGTTCAGGCTGTATGCCAGAGATACATCGACAATGCTGTTTCCAAGACGATCAATCTTCCAAACAAGAGTGATTACAAGGAAGTAGCTAAGATGGCTCTCAACTACGCTCCATACCTAAAGGGTCTCACGGTCTATCGTGCTGGATCTAAGGGAATGGAACCACTAGAGGCTATCCCACTAACTCCTGAGAACATTCAGATGGCTAAGGATCTGATTGCCAAGGAAGCCGCTGAATCAGAGATGGCTGTAGAAGCCTGCAAGATCGGCGGGGAGTGCGGATCCTGATATGTCCTACCACCAATACTATTGCGATAAGTGCGAAAAGCAGTTTGAGCTAAATATAGGATTGGTGGAGGGCAAGTATATCCTCTTCCTCCCTTTCACCAAGGAGGAAGAGGAGAAACTATGGGCAGAGGGTAAAGACCCTAGATTCCTTGAGAAAGAAATAAAGCTCAAGGATCTGCCCATGTCTCCACCATGCTCTTTCTGCGGCTCAGATGAAACCTCTAAACTCATTCCAGAATTTGAAGGGTGGATGAAGGGTAATTGCTTTGCTAATAGGCAGAGAGAAAGAAAGTTCCATGAATATGGTATGAATAAAAAGCAAGCAGAGAATTTTTATAAAGAATCTATGCAAGCTTCCAAAGAAAGAATTGCTACAATGGGCGAAGTATACAAAGAAGTTGTACCGGATATGAATCACATGAGAAATACCGGACGAGTCAAGAAACTTAACGATAAAGATTCAGCCGCAAAGAGAGAAAGACTAAAGAAAGTAAATATAGAGTTAAATAAACCAATCAAAAAAAAGAAGTGAGTCGGACTATAATACGCCCCCATGAGCTACCAACTGTCTGATAACGTACAAAGAGGTTGTCTATACCTCCTCAAGCATGATCTTGAGTTCTTCTCGCAGATAGTACCACTAATTAAGGAGGAATACTTTGAGTTCCCTGCCTACGGCAGGATCTACGAAGGTATTGTAGATTACTATGATAAGTATGGTAATCTACCTTCTGATGCTGCTCTAGTTGATTTCATCAAGTTCACCACTCCATCGGGGATCAAGGATGACAACGACTATGAGAATGATATCTTGGCGATTAATCAGATCGACAAGGATATCTTCAACCACAAAGAGTTCATCATGGACATTGTGGAGGACTTCGCTAAGAAAGGAGCGATGACCGAAGCAATTAAGAAGTCCGTGACCCTGCTCAAGGAAGAGAAGTTTGGTGAGATCGAGCAGCTAATCAAGGACGCCCTTCTTGTATCCAGACAAGTAGAGGTAGGTCAGGACTACTTTGAGGATGTTAAGGATCGTGTACATCGTATGTTCCAGCAGAAGGCTGAGAACAAGATGCGGACTGTATTCAATACCCATGATAAGAATCTGGAGGGCGGGCTTTCGGCCAAGGAGCTAGCCATGGTTGTAGCTCCTCCAGGTGTAGGAAAGTCCCTGTATCTAGTAAACCAGGGTGCCAAGTCTCTCCTAGAGGGCCGTAATGTTCTATACATTTCACTTGAGATGAGTGAGGACAAGATCGGCAATAGATTCGACTCTGTGCTTACCCTACTAAAGAACTCCAAGCTGAAGGAGCCTGGAACCCAGCTAAAGCTTCACGAAAGACTAAACCTCATCAAGGAGAAGACGCAGGGTAGGCTAATCATCAAGGAGTTTCCAACGGGTGCTGCCAACGTAAACAATATCCGTGCTCTACTAATCCAACTGAAGCTCCACAAGAACTTCGTACCGGATCTGATTATCGTAGATTATCTTGAACTCCTTCGTCCGAACCGTATAATCGACTCCGAGTACATGGCCCAGCAACGGATTGCCGAAGAACTTAGAGGGCTAGCCTCAGAGCATAAGTGTCTTGTCTGGACTGCCAGTCAGACCAATCGACAGGCTAGAAAGGTATCAATCATTACTGATGCCGAGCTAGGAGATTCTTATGGCAAGATCCGCCCAGCAGACTGGGTTATCAGCCTGAATCAGAATCAGGAGGAATACGATAAGGGTCAGATGCGAGTCTATGTGCTAAAGGCCAGAGATTCCAAGCAGCACTATCTTATTCCTTGCTCAGTAGATTACACCACACTCAGAATGGAAGAGCCAGAGCATGAAGCACCAACCGAAAGCCAGTGATTTCCCGTTCCTGAACGACACGCTGCACATCTACAATCTTCTCCTAGATTACCCAAACGTAAATCTAGGATGGGACAAGTTCACTTTTGAGATGCACTCAAATCTTAAGGAGCATGGGGGCAAGGTTGATGGTGTCACTAAGTTTGATACCAAGCAAATCTTACTTGAAATGAGCCTTGAGGATGACGATGCCAGGGAAACAATCCTGCACGAAATCCTACACTGCATTCTTGAGGGCATGGGCCTAGATGAGCGTAACTTTGATGGGGAAACCATGCGGATAACTAATGAGTTTCTAGTGGTTGGTCTGTCCAAGCAGATTAAAATGGTGGCGAAGCTAAATCCAGGATTATTTAAACTGATCCTGGACTGATGGCTATAATAGCGTCATGTTCAACCCCAAGATTAAGGCTGCAAACATAGATTCGATGACTCTTGAGTTGTATCAAGAGACCGTCGAGGCTCTATCTAGAATTGACCGTAATCACATTGAGGATGAACTAGAGCACTTCCCTGCCTATTACAGCTACTATTATGGGCTGATGGTTAGAGCCAAGAAGAATCTTGATTCTGCCAACATTAGCCTTGAATCGTACAGATCAGGTCTTAAGACCGAGATTCGTAAGGCGGGGAAGAAGACTGTCGATGCGTTGAATGATGAAGTAAACGCTCTGACTGATGTTGTGGATCTATATAATCTAGTATCCAAAAACGAAGAAATCTATGGTTTGATGAAGGGCATCTGCGCTACATTAGATCATAAGAAGGATATGCTTGTCCAACTCTCAGCCAACAAGAGACAGGAAATCAAGCTTCACGCATGATGTTGGTAAACCGATAGAACCCAAATAGAGGATAATATGGTAACGCTACAAGAACTACGCGAACGTCACAAGAAGCTCATCGAGGACCAGGATAAGGGTCCTAAGGGTGAGGGCGGATCAGACTTTGCTACCCTAGCCATGGGTGACAACTGGATCCGTATTCTCCCAGGCAAGGAGGAGGAACTAGAATTCTTCTCCGAGTCAGCGGTACACAAGTACCAGGATTCAGAGGGGAAGTGGAAGAACTACCATTGCCGCAAGGTTCAGAACGAGTCTTGCCCAATGTGTGATTTCTACTTTGAACTCTGGAAGCGTCACAAGGAGCTTAAGCTTCCAAAGGGCGAGAAGAGCAAGTTTGGCGATATGGCTACCAAGCTAAAGTCCAAGCCACGGTACTATGTTCGTGCCGTGATCCGTGCTCTACAGGAGAAGGGTGAGAGTGCCGTCAAGTATATTGCCATGAGTGAAGAACTATTCACGAAGGTAATGGCTGCGGTCTCAGACCCAGATATGGCTGATGATAGTGACCCAGATAACACCACGGTAATCTCGTTGGATCGTGGAAACGATTTCAACGTCAAGATCACCAAGAAGGGTGAGTACAATTCCTTTGCCGAGTCTGGCCCTAAGATCAAGAAGTCGAAGGCTGGTACTCCACAGGAAATGCTAGCTTGGATGGAGAGCAAGCTAGATGTTAAGACTCTGATCAAGATCGGAGATTATGAGGAGGGCAGAAAGCTCGTACAGAACCTGGATGCCCAACTCAGCGGTGTAAAGGCTGCAAAGTCCGAGGATCCTCCATTCTCAACGGACGAAGATAACAGCAGCAAGTTCAACAAGGAGATTAAGGCATGAGAAACCACAAGATGATTCTATCAATAATGCTAGGGCTCTTCCTAGCATTCTCAACAGCGTCATGCACGCTGATGAACGACCTATTCTCGGATAAGGTCGTAACCACTCAGGACAATGTTAAGGATGAGTATAAGGATAAGGCTGTAAAGGCCCCAACGGAAGGAATCCTTACTCCTGAGCAGCAGAAGAAGCTGGAGGAATCGGGAAAGACTCCAGTTATCGTCAGTAAGGATGGTGTAAAGGAAGGGGCCGAAGCTGTCGAGGTAGATAATCCAAACCAGGATATGCTTGGAACTAGCCTAGCAGTTCTAATTTCGATTGCTAGTGCGATGTTTCCTGGTATCGCGGGCCTAGAGGCTCTTGGACTGCTCTTCTCACAAAGAAAGAGAAGACACTACGCTGAAGCGGTGAAGGCTATCGTTCCCTATGATGGTCAGGTAGCTGTAGGAGAGGCAGTTGTCTCACTAGGTAGA